CTCGTCAAGCAATTCGCATAACGCACCGATGTCAATCTTTTCAGCTTTATCGTACAGATGTTGATAAATTTGTTCATAACTCCATCCGCGATATTTGTTGTCTTGGAAAATTTTAATCCAGCTTGGCACTTCACCGATGTGCTCATCTTTTAGAATTTGATTAGTAGCATAATCTGCGGCAATATTTGACAACTGGGGATCTCGTCCATCACGACGACCCATGTGATCAAATACATTGTGCAATACTTCGTGAGCAAACCCAAACTCTACTTCTTTAGGTTTTAATTTGTCAACAAATTCATTATTATAATAAAAGTTCCTGCCGTCAGTTGCTAGTGTAGCACACCATTCATCAGACTCGACCATTTTAAGACGTGTAGCAAGATTACCAAAAAATGGATGACGCAACAGTAACCCAACTCGAGCAGTAATTAGTTTATCGAGAATTTTGTTTTTGTCGGCCGGAGAATATGTTTTTGTATTTTTTGGCTTACGAATTTTTTCGGTTTTCATTACTTCAGACATGAATACTTCCTATTGTTGATATACTATTATACAATATTTTTTATCAAAAAACAAGTTAAAAAGGCCCCAAAGGGCCTTTTTTAACCTTCCATTGCTTGGATAATATACTTTCCGTACTTATCGTGGAACTTGTCAAAATGCTTCAATTTGCTTGCATCGAATGGCAAGTTGTAGTTAGTCAATGCAACCTTTGCACCCATAACAACTAACTCAGTTGGGAAATTGTCCATCATAAATTTAAAGAAATTGTCTGCCATTGCATCCCAATTCTTTACTTTTTTCTCGTCTGCACTCTGTAATTCGTAGCAAAGGCTAATAGTCAAAGAGTACATTGCAGAGATTTCCTTGATGCTAACTTTATCAATTTTCCCTGACAAGATGTCTTCTGGCTTTGGCATTTGTTTTGCAACTTTGCGGTGAGCCATAAATTTAACAGCAAGGCCTTCGCCAATAGCACCGGCAACCAAATCAGTTAATGTGTTTTCTGGCAAACTATCGTCTGTTAACAATTCAGAAACAAAAGACCAACTACGGGGAGTAGCAAATGAGCGGCTTGAACCTTTTGGATCAAAGTCGTACAAGTCTTGTTTAGCAAAGCCAACATAACCGACAACCTGTTCATGGACGCGGTTCAATGTCGCCCATTGTAACCAGTCTTCATAATCGGTTTTAAGTTCCAAGTGAACGAAACGGTTAGCCAACGGAGCAGGCATACGATATGTAACACCCTTGTCAGTTTCACGGTTACCTGCGGCAACAATACTTACACCTTTTGGCAATTTATATGTGCCAACACGACGATTCAAAATAAGTTGATAGGCCGCCGCCTGTGTAGCAGGAGCCGCCGAGTTAAGCTCGTCCAAGAACAGGATCGCAGTAGATTCTGGATCAGATGGAAGTTCTTGTGGAGGTGCCCAACTCATTGTGTTCAATTGGGTATTGTAATAAGGAATACCTTTGATGTCTGTAGGTTCCCAAAGACTCAAACGAACGTCAATAACTTCACGACCTTGTTCGTCTCCGAGTTGTTTAATGATATCAGATTTACCAATACCGGGAGGGCCCCACATGAATACAGGGCGATTAACTTTCATAGCAAATCGTACAGCCGCTTTAGCTTCATTGGGACTAACGGTACGATTTGCGCTCATTTTTTCTGCCATTTTGTGCCTTTCTAAAAAACATTACAGAAGTTGTTTGCTATACTATTATTGTAACGCAAAAACGTCAGGGTGTCAATCTATTTTAGTGTTGTATTTTTGCGACATTTCTTTTGATTTGGTATATTTTTTTATGTCTCCGCTAAACAATACTAATTGGACAGCAGTTTTTTCAGCAAAGACTTTAATATATTTTTTAGAAAGAAAGTAGGGACCACTAATGGTCCTATCTAAATCTAAAAATAATTTATTATGAAAATGTTCTATTGGCGTAGGAAAGTCAACTTGATAAGATTTCAAACCTAATTTTTGTTCAAAATCTTCACAGCCTCTTTCCGATAACCTCATACTGTTAGTACCGTTATCTCTAGGATTAAGCCACCAAAGGAAGTACCAACTTTTAAGTTGCTTCTCGGTTACAACAACGTTAAGTTCGTTAAGAAGTGTTTTAGTAAGTTGGAGTTTTTGATTCATCGCTTTCTACTTTTTCTCCAGTAGTTAGCTTATAGACAGCAAAATCTTTACAATTAAATAATTTGTTAAGTTTTTCGGCTAGATTAAAGGCATGGCCAGAATTAGAAAAACTTACTTTTTTATATTTTGGTCCAAGATTTTGAGCTATAAAACTAGTAGTTTTTAAATTAACTGGTTTATCATAATAGAATACTGCCCAAATGGCGTCAGCTTCCAAAACCTGTTCTGTTTTGTAATTTTTTTTGTTTGTTAGTTCTAACAAAATTTTTGGTTTTGGTCTAGACATTGTATATGCGCTCCGAATTCAGTACGCATATATTTAGTTGAAAATTTAAAAATTTCCGCCATCCATCTTTACCTTAACAACGGTGTTTTCAGGCTGTTTAGAAGGAACATCACCTGCTAGTCTTGTCATTGTTACTGCTAAACTGTCTACCAAGGATTGCACTTCTTTGATGTCTAAAGTAAGATTTCTCTGATTGCTTTTAATAGCTATTCGAGCTTTATCTAAAAAATTTTCAATTGGTGCAGTATTAAGATAATTCATTTTTTTTACTCATTAAAACAAGCATCTGTTTCATTTCATCTTCAGTTTTAAACGGACCTTTAAACAAATATCTTTCTAAAGTGATTAATTTTGGACAGAAGCTTTTAACCCAACCTTTACGGAATTTAATAACGTAATATCCTGCACAATACAGGCTTTTACTTTTATTGCTTTTTGCATAAATTGGTAATTTTTTCTTTATATTATATACAGGATTATGTGGCCTGCTACCACACGGAAATTCATAAACACTATGAGTTTCGTCTATGTTTTTAAGTATTTTGATGTTCTTTTCAATTTCTTCTGTTACTGAAACACCAAACGTATCCCTTATTTCTGATTTATTATGAATGTCAATTTTTTGACCTTTACGATAAAAACTAAACCCTTTCTTTTCTTTATTTAAAGTTCCTAATTTCTTTCCACCGTCTTCAACAATCCATACTTTATTAGGTACTAAAACTTTAGCAACGGCGCTCATAATGTATACCTCGCATTTAATGGTTCTGCATAAATCTGTACATTGTCACTTACTTTTTGTAAGTCGTATTCTGCACAGAATTTTAAAAGTTTAAATCCAACTTGTGAAACATTTTTTGTTTTATGTTCTTCGTTGCCAATTACACCATTAATAATTTCTTTAATTTCAATTGGTTGTGCTGTTAGATCGCACAGCAATTTATTTCGAACATAATCATCTAATACCTTATGTTCAACTCCTTCGTGGTCGGACCAACGCTGAAGCATGAGATTGTTCCACGAGTATCCCTTGGATTCTCTATCGGCAAAGGCTTCACGGAGACCAACTTTATTCTTTGTCCCCTTCTCACGTACTCCCGGATAAGCACTAAAGATATTGTCGGATGTGTCCCCACGCATACACTTCTCAAAGAGTAGCCATTGGGGGTTTGGTGCAGGCTTGATTTGTTTAGTTTTCTTATCAATGATAGGCTTACCCTTCTCATCAAAATATCCTTCATGCGTAGTAGTAATACCCATTACTCCGTTAAATTGTTTAACATTAGGAGCAATAAGTTGTGCAAAGTCGCCATCCGTTGAAATAATAACATGGTTATCATTCGGATGACTTTGTATCCAACCTGCAATAAGATCATCTGCTTCTAATTGAGCGTGTTGTAAGACTGTACAATTAGTTTTAGTTTCGACAAACTCTTTGAACTTATCAAACGTTTCCCAAAACAATTTTTCTTCTTCAGCTTCTCGGGGACTATGCGCGGCCCGGGCATCACTTCGATTTCGTTTATAAGGTGCGTAATGGTCTTTACGCCAGCTACGCCCCTCGAGGCAAAATACCACATGGGTACCGTTAAAATCTTTCCATGCTTTTTTAATAGAAGCAAGGATAATGTGCATAGCCATGCCGACTTTTTCGTCAGCATCGCCTCTTACTACATGCCTTGCACGAAAGAACGTATTTGCAGTATCTACAAGAATATAACTCATTAGCCTATCTCTGACTTTCCGTCACCTAGATTGTTTACATTAACATAACCAGACGCTCGTCTGTCCATATTAACACCCGCTTCGGCTCCAACATTACGACAAAGTTCTTGGAACCATAGATCAACTATTTCTTCTTCACTTTGCCCTTGAAAGCCGTTAAGTCTTAATTGTACTATAAAATGTTCGTTCCAGTCAAGCTCAAAGAATCCGTTCCTTACATTATCTGTATTAACTTTGGTATCTAATACAGCAACATACGGTTCGCCTTTTTCGTTTGCTAGTTCCTTTGGAGATAATTTTGAAATCCGTTCTTTTTCGGCCGCAACTGCTATGCCTAGTTCGGCTTTTTCAGTAGCTTCTTTTAACTTTTGTTCGGCTTCTGCGGTGGCCGCTTCAATTTTATCAATACCAAATAATTTTTTAATAAAATTATGCATTAAGTTCCCCATTCGTTTTTAAATAATGGCACTTGGAGTCGATCACTGTACCGCCATCCTTTTTGCATTGCCATTTCTGCCACTGCCCTATTATTAAGACTGTACACCCGTTCAACACCACCAACAGGCATAACATACACATGACCTTTAAACCCAGCCGCACGATATTCTTCAACTGCTCGTTCAGCATCTTTTAAATCCTCTTCTGTTGCTATAACAAATTTTAAATATACTGTGCCAAAATTTTCGTAATCACATACTACTGCCGGTTTAATTGCATCTTTCCATGGTTCGCCTGCAACTGGCAATTTAGCACTTACACTAAATGTAACTTCTCTTGCAAAATCCATATTAGGCATTTGCCATTCTACTATATATTCTTTAAACGCCGATGTAAGACGCATAGTGCCATTTGTTTCAAACGTAATTTCTTTAAGACCAGCCATCTTTGGGTGTGATAGTAATTCCGGAAATTGCTTTTGCCAACCTAGTAAAGGTTCACCGCCTGTAATAACTAGGTGCTCCTCTTGCCATTTATTGAAGGGTAATATCTCCATGATTCTGTCTGCAATAGCTTCTGTTGAAAGCAAAGGACTGAGGTCTTTAAAACGTGGATCCCAAGAAGCGTAACTATCGCAACCAGTACTAACAAGGGGAAGTTCATGATATGTTTTAAATTCTAATGGATTAATATTATTTGCTTCTTCGCTTAATTCACCCCTTGGCATACCAAATCCTTGGCATTTAAAATTACAGCCAAATGTGCGTAAGAAAACGGAAGGTACACCCATGTACCTTCCTTCACCTTGGATACTATAAAATAATTCTGATACTTTAATTTTACTCATATATTTTTGACCACACTTTTAATTTTTCAATTTTTGCTTGTTTGGCAGTATTTAGGCCTTCATCGCTGACAACATTATAATATTTTAACAGATCTATCATTGCAAGTAAATCCCCAATTTCACCTTCTAGATGTTGAGCATTGGTTAATGGCTTTCCAGGTTTAGCGTTATCTAATCCAAATCGGAAACATTTACTAACAGCTTGCGTAACTTCTGCACACTCTTCTTGAGTAATTAACAAGACTTCTTTTAGTTGTTCGTTCATACATACTCCTTAAACATGTGTTTGGAACCAGCTTCGCCCAGTTCATGTACAAATATTTCATTTGTGCGTTGCATCATGGCACATGCCATCATTAGTAACTCTTCTCTAGTGTCACACATCATAATTTGTTGTTCCACAGGAGCCATTAGTTCTTCCATGCGTTTAGCTACTGCTATCTTATCCATTTTTTGCTCTTTCTTTTAAGTATACTTCATTATGCATCCATTCGCCCTTTGACCAAAATCCCCACTCACGTTGTTGTGGACCGGGCATAAACAAAGTCCACGGAGTAATACCTTCTTCTAATTCAATTCGATGATAGCTTGTTGATCGACAGAATCTAAAATGACCAGGTCCCCTCCATTTTGCAATCTCACCAACTTTTTCATCAATTGAATTAAAAACTGGAACCCACTCCCAATATCCACCTTTTAATATCAATGTAAAATACGGCCAAGGATGATCATGAACATCATCTGGATCTGATTTTAAAAACTTATGTAAAAAAACATTAAAAGGAAACTGTTTACGATCTTTTAGAAAAAGATAATATCGTTCAAGATATGGCTCGTTATTAATACGATCCATAACAATTCTTTTTCGGTCATGCTTTTCTAAAAAATTAAAAACCCATTTCATTTGCAAGTCTCCAGCCATTCATGTAAACGAGTTACTGCTTCGTTAAAGTCAACACTATATACTTTTGCTGACATTATACTTCCTGTAATTTCTACATCAAATGGAATAACTCCGTTGAAACGAAAATCGTCTGGAACTTCTGTTTCAACAACAAATTCTTGTAAATGTTTTGCTCTAAAAATAAGATTATTGGCCATATCTACGGAATTCATATATTTTTCCATTATTTTTTTGTTTTAGATTTCTTCGTTGGAAGAACACTTTCAGCTTTTAAAATTGCCGCACGAACGTCTCTGAGCAAGGCCTCGTCATCCCAAACAAGTTCTGTTTGACCATCTTCAAATGTTTTCACAGTTAGATGACTGCCTTGATTCATAATTGGCCAGCCGCCCGAAGGCATATTTTCTGGCAGAATAATTTTTGCCCCACCAATTGTGCCGGGCATTTCCATTGTTATTGTTTCTTTCTTTTTACGTGTTGCCATTTAGATTATCTCCACGATATGATATTTGGAGGCAGGGTATTTTTCCTGCAACCACTCTAACAACCCTGGTTCCCAAGGTAGTTTAATTTCACCTGTGATATTTGTTATATATTTCATCGAGGTGCAAACTCTTGTTGTAGTTTAATGTTATCAAAAAACTCTTTCTTTGTATTACCATCAGTGTTGAACGCACCCTTTAATACTGTAGTCTGTGTAAGACTAGAGTGTGCCATAATACCGCGATTCTCACAACATCCGTGTACTGCTTGAACATAGACTGCTACATTTTCAGAATCAGTTGCTTTGCTAATCTCGCGGGCTATGTCGTTGCAGAGTTCTTCTTGTAGTGTTCCTCGACGAGCGCACCATTGTGCGATACGAGTATATTTAGAAAGACCAATGAGTTTATTAGCGGCAATGATACCGATGTAGGCAACCCCAGATACAGGCTGGTGATGATGAGAGCACATGGACCGTAACTCACTGCGAACCACGAGCATGCCTTCGTAGCGATCCGCTGAATCATTTGGAAATGCTGTTGCGTCTGGTGCTGGTTCATATCTTCCTGCCATTATCTCATTAAAATACATTTTAGCTAATCTACGTGCTGTGCCCTTGCTATTAGGATCGTTTTCACGATCAATAAGCAATCTATCTAGCACAGTTTCAAATGCTTCTGCGGCTTCGTCAATTAATTTTTCTTTGTCACCTTCATGTAGGTAGTCGCTAATATTGTCTCCGGCCCAAAAGCGTTTATTGTCACGCTTCATTCTAGCACGGAGGTTAGCACCTAGGTAACCTTCGGAATAGCCTTTGTCAGACATCATGTCCGCGGCTTTGAGATACACTTCTTTACCTAATGGTGTATATTCTTCTGATTTAAATTCTGGTTTAATTTCAGATTCAATTACTGTATCAGGAACAAATTCTTTTTTTGTCAATTATAATTCTCCGAGTTAACGTCGAGGATGACGTATATTGTAATACTACGCTATTATTTAGACTCTGTCAACCTTAACAATGTATTTTTCTTAACCGCCGCATCGATGACATTTAAAACAACGTTTTGACTTTCGGCAAACTTTAATAGTGCCGCGGTGTCTTTTGGAAAACACATTCCCCCAAATCCCATGGCACCGTCTGGTCCTGGAACTTGTGTATGACTTTTGCCAAATCTTTTATCTAATCTAATCAAATTGGTAATATGATTGTAATCCATTCCTGATGCAGTGGATAATGCATATAGTTCATTCATGAACACAACTTTGGTAGCCAAGAAACAATTGATAGCGTATTTGGCTAAACTTGCTTCTGCGGCTGTTGCATATCGGATATCTTTAAGACTAGCTTGTCCCCATTTTATAATGCGTTCAGCTTCTCTAATATAAGCAGAATTTGAACCACCAATAATAGCAAATGTTCCATTTGAATAGTCCCTACTAGCATTGGCCGCTGTTAAAAACTCCGGAGCATGAACAAGATTTTTATATTTTTTAGAAAGTGATTCATAAACACTTGGGGGAGCGGTAGTCTTGCTAATAATAACACCGTTAAAATCTTTGAGCTTTTCTAATGTGTCTTCTAGAATACTTGTATCACAGCTACCGTCATCGTTACTAGGACTAGGAACGCATACAAATATTGCCTCGCATGATACGAGATCTTTATATGTGTGTGGTAACCCTTTTGGCGGGTCTACTAAAATTAAATTACCAAATCCATTCATTGAGTCGCGAATTGCACTACCAACAAATCCTAACCCTACAATTCCTATTTTAGGAAACTCATTTTCAAAAATCATTTAATATTCTCCAATAGACGATCTGCGCTAAAGAAATATTTAGACAAATCTTCTACTTGTTTGTGTAATTGTGATAATCTTTTTTCGTAGTGTGTCATAGTTACAATAATGTGATGACACAATTCTTGCCTATGAATTAAGTAACTATCCCAATCTTTAGTCCACTCGCTAGGATACTTAAATCCGTCATAATACATTTCTGTATATGATAAACGATCCGGCACCATAGGAATAGCATCTACTAATGCACCTTCGTAACAGCTAATACCCAGTGTTTCTTGTAAGTTGGCACTAAACACAATCTTGGCTTCACCTAGCAAATTGTGATATTCATTCTTTGACAAAAACTGATCTTGACAAACAACAAATTCATATTGTGGCAACTGTACGGCCAAGTCACGGAAAATTTCAACTTGTTTTTCTGGAGCAATACGATGCGGGAAAAGAATAAGATCACGCTTGGGCATGTTCTTATACATTAACAATGTATCCTGCATATACT